GCAGGCAGAGAGCATGTCCTCAATGCATACAAAGAGGCTGTAGAGGAAAGATACAGGTTTTTCAGCTTTGGTGATGCCATGTTTATCGAATAACACCGTTTTCTTACTTTTGTAAGGAAATCCCATACCTGAAAAATAACTGAATAATGGGATAAAATAAAACCCAGGAGCGTTGAGGCTTCTGGGTTGTTTTATTCCAGGCAGTTATACCGACATCATTTTTTGTATATAAAAGTATGGGTAAGGCCGTTCTTGAATATGATGGAGGAAACACGTCCATCAATCACATAGACGGAATCTAAAATAGTTTCCATGTATATCTTGAGCACATCAGGAGAAACAGTCTGCGCCAGGGATTTATAATAAATATATTCTCGACCAATAAGTTTTTTCGTAATGAGGAGGTGGCTTGCTTGCCGTACAAAATCCTCATCTGACAATGTGGAATTAGCATCGTGCGTAACCATACCGAGCCGGGTGTTAATATCCTGAATCCTGGAGGATATTTCATTCTTCTGTATGATGAAATCTTTTTCGGTCATTGCCCTTTCGGAATAAAGGTATAAATCCTGCAATCGTTTCAGAGCACGTTCCTGTTTCTCCTTATCCTTGCGGAGAGCTTCAACCTCTGGATTGACAGCAGCCTTTTTCTTACGAGGACGTTTCACAGCAAAGACATAGGAACTATCCGAACCGTACCGAGATAGAAGATTGTAAAATTCATTCAGACCATCTTCCGAGATATGCTGCACGTCCTTGAATGAACCACCATAAAGCAAATGCTCTTCAAGTTCCGCAGGGGAACTGATGGAGGAAAAAGAACTTTTCGCATTGAGCATATTCAAAATATAATTTATGACAAACTCTCCGACAATCAAATCATTTATAGATGGATTATCGCACTCATGCGTTTTCCTCTTTTTCGGGCACGAATAAGTGGTAGTGCGGAATCCATCGGCTTGCAATCTTCCGGGAGTAGAAACTAATTTACTGCCACACTTTCCGCAGTAAAGGATGCCGGAAAAGGCATACACATTTTTTGCCCGGTGTTTTTGCCCTGGGAGATTAGACATTCTTTTATTTGTATCCATAATATCACATATCTTTTCGTGTTCCTCCAAAGTAAATATTGCAGGATGATGGTCTGGGACAAGAACCCACTCTTCCTCTGGATTGATGGTTCTGTTTTCAGTTCCCTTGTAATGATTGTATCGGTAGATACCGGCGTAAAAAGGACTGGACAGTATTTTCCATACCGCAGTAGGGGACCAGAGCGCACCTGACCTGGTAGGAACTTTCCTATCGTTTAGCAACTTTGCTGTATGAATAATAGACTTATGCTCGAAATAGTCTGTTTTCATAAGCTGACACACATCCGCTTCATCCTGGATGATGGAGAACACAGAAGTTTCTGCATCGTAGGAATATCCGTAAGGAACCCTGCCACCATTCCAAAGTCCCTGATTGGCTCTTGAAATCATTGTTGCGGTAACACGCTCCGATGTCATGTTTCGTTCCAGCTCCGCAAACACCAAAATGATTTTGAGCATAGCTTCGCCCATAGCATTTGACGTATCGAACTGCTCATTTTTACTGACAAAAGTTACTCGCAGGGATTGAAGCTCTTCGTACATTTCTGCAAAGTCCAGAAGATTACGAGAGATACGGTCTATTTTCCACACAAGCAAATGGGAGAATGAGCCGGAACGTATTTTCTGCATCATTTCTTGGAACGCAGGCCGGTCGGTGTTTTTCCCGGAGTATCCTGCATCCTCAAATATTTCGTAATCCTCAATGCCGAGGATAAGTTCACAATATGCGATAAGGTCCTTGCGCTGCATCGGCAGAGAATCCTTATCTATCTGATGGGTTGTAGATACACGAATGTAAATAGCAACCTTACGAGGGCGTTCTGCCCGGTTATTGGCTCTTCCTGCCAATGATTTATTTCTCATAATGTTTTTCCCATACAACAAGAAAAGCCCCATGCCTGGGGCTATATCGTGTCGATATGCGGTGCATATTTGTTCAGCACTGCCCAAACGACATTTTTATCATCCGAGCTGGCAAGCTGATAGCAAGCAAGCAAACGCTGGAGTTCCTGAACGTAAGCATCACGCTCGCTGTCATTGCACTTAGATGATGGCTCATACAGTTTTATGATATTGTCAGTTTTTGACATAGCACACCGTCCTTTCTAAAATTATTCTGGTTTATTAAGATGCCGGTATCTGGCATAGTCCAAAGTAATTATGCGTTCATCTTGTCGGCATACTTTTCAGGCTGGACCATATGAGTGCGTAAGAAGTCCAGGCACAGTTGCTGTCTGTCCGCCGGTATGTGGGAGAAAACCTCAAGAAGTTCCTGCTCCATATTGGATAACTCACTATTTTGTGTTGATGGTTTTGCGATAGGTGGGTTATCGCCATATACAAAATCATCCAATGTCATGTTGAGGTGTTCAGCCATTTCCATAACAATGTCCAGTTTCGGGGATTTTCCTGCTTTCCAGCTCCCTGTATTTCCCTCTGCACGCCCTATATCACGCAGAACTTGTGTTATTGTAGTGCCTCGCTTTTCGCAGGCTTCACGAAATCTATCGTATAACATAATGACCTCCTAAAATAAAAACTCAAAAAAATGCGTTACAGGGGTTGACCTACTCAAAACTATGAGTTATAGTTACCAATGTAAGATGCATTTGAGAATGAAATAAAGATTACATACTCATTATTTTACATGAGAACCTTACAAAAGTAAAGAATAAGCGGAACCGAGAAAGGGAGGGTGCGAGATGAAGAAAAGACTTCCGCCTTGGTGCAAGTTGGTAAAGCACACCTTAATTGACAAGGACATGGATGTGTCCGAGCTGGCAACAAAAACCGGGCTGGCAAGACCATATTTATCCTCAATTATTAACGGCAGGATTTACAGCCAACCGGCAGTAAACAAAGTGAGTGATTGTCTGGGAATCAGCAATGATTACGATGCCATTTATCAACCTGCTAATAGTATAGGGCAAAGCGAAGAGAACTGACATAGAGGATGGTTACAGGATATGAACGAAAACGTGTATTTTGAGTGCAGGAAAAAAGCTGCAATACATAATGAGAGATTGAACAGCAGAGCCGGAGCGGCTGAAATACTTGGAATTTCCGAATCAACCCTTGCACATTACGAATTAGGAATAACGAAAAACATTCCTGTAGATGTGGTTGTGATGATGGCGGAGGTGTACAACGCACCAGAGCTGAAATGCATCTACTGCAAGAGCGAATGTCCGATAGGAAAGGAACTGCCAATAGCAACAGAGGCAGGGAATATAGAGGGCATTACGGTAAGAATGCTTGCAGGGTTGGAGGATGAGAAAATCGACAAAATCCAAAAAACATTATTGAGGATTGCCGAGGATGGAAAAGTCGAAGCTGCAGAGAGAGAAAAACTAAAAGAAATGGTCCAGTCTTTAGACGGAGTTTACAAGGCTATTACAGAACTGCGAATGATAGCGGAGAGGAAGTAAAAATCATGGAATTGATTGACAGACTGAAAGAAGTCCTGAAAGAAGAATTTAATATCTGCTCTGACGAGGAACTTTTGGAGGCTGTACAGTCGATGCCAGAACTTGATTTAGGGATATTCGTTACGCCGCTGAAAGGAGATAACAATGCAAAGAGCGCATAAAAGAAAAATTAAGGTCCTTGTAGTTGATGCGGCGATGATGTTTGCCGCAGTTCAAATGACAGTGTGTATGCATGGGAAACAAAGATATACTGCATCAGCGCAGGATGTATCTGGTTATGAAGTTTCTATTGAAGATAACACACAAACAATTACCACAGAGAAACCGCAGGAGACATTCAAGACAGAATATACCAGCACAATCATGAATGAAGAAATAAATGCGGATGATGCCTATATGCTTTGCAAAATAGCCATGGCAGAAGCCGAGGGCGAAGATGTGGAGGGGAAAGCTCTTGTCATGTTGGTAGTTCTGAATAGAACAAAAGCAGAGGGATTTCCTGATACGGTATCAGATGTTATTTACGAAAAAGGGCAATTCACACCGGTTGCAAACGGAAGATTTCAAAAGGTGGAGCCGGACAAAGAATGCTTCGAAGCTTTGCAGATGATTGTATCAGAAAAGTGGGACGGCAGCCTGGGAGCAACCTATTTCGAGAGTGAAAGCAGTAGCACATGGCACAGAGATAATCTGAATTACCTGTATTCGCATGGTGGGCATGATTTTTACATAGACAGGGAGGAATGAAAAGATGCTGGAACGCATGATAGTGAAACACTGGATAGCATTAACTGTTGGATTCACACTGTTAGGAGTGCTTATCAGAGTGAGATACAACACGCAGGGGCATTTTGCAATAGGCGGTGAATGGTTAGTACCGGAGTTTATGCTTTTTATTGAATGGCTCATAAGGATGATGAGAGGAGTGCTGATTGATGCAGGAATTATACGAGGGCATAAGAAAAGATGCAGAGGAACAAGGGTACAGCATGACAGACGAGAAGTTTACAGAACTGGTTCGGTACGCAGAGAGAAAAGCGGCAGTAGCCGGTAAGGATGAATCTTACATTCCGTATTTACTCCCGGATGTGATAAAAGAATATTTTATCAGAAATGCAATAAATGAAGTTTCAACCGGGATGATGGAATTTGAGAGATATATAAAAACACAAAAACAGGAGGTTACAGACGATGGCAGAAATGACAGAAAAACAGTGGCTTTCAGGGGTGCAGAGTTCGATTATCAAGGAATTGACTACCCACAAAGCAGCATTGCCAGCAGGATTTAATCAGGAGCGTTTCGCCTTGAATACGGTTACGGTTATTTCCGAAATGCTGAAAGACAAAAAGAAAAAGACGGAGCTTTGCAAGCTGACATTTGAATCAATGGCAGTGTGCTTGTGCAAAGCGGCATATCTGGGGTTGGATTATTTCAATGGAGAATGTTATGCGATTCCGTATGGAGGAGAACTTAACTTCCAGACGGACTACAAGGGCGAAATCAAGATGTGCAAGAGGTTTTCCAGAAACCCGATTAAGGATATATTCGCAAAGGTGGTCAGGGAGGATGATTTCTTTACAGAAGAGGTGGACGCAGGCATTCAGAATGTGATTTACAGACCACAGCCATTTTCAAATAAGCCAATGATTGGAGCTTTTGCGATTGTGGTTTTCAAGGATGGTTCCATGATGTATGACACTATGAGCGTAGAAGAAATTGAGAATGTCAGAAATACATATTCCAAAGCCAAAGACAGCCAGGCTTGGAAGAGCAGCACAGGAGAGATGTATAAAAAGACAGTCCTCCGTAGATTGTGCAAGCTGATTGACCTTGATTTTGACAACATCGAACAGCAGAAAGCCTATCTTGCAGGCGGCGATGTGGAGTTTGAAAACGGTCAGCCGGTATTCATTGATGGAAGAACAGCAACAGCCGCATTACCGGATAACGGTGCGCCGGTTGACGTGTTCGCACAGATGGAGCAAGCGAAGAAAGAGCCTGCACCGGTAGAACAGCCACAACCGCAGGAAACAAAAGAACCAGCACAGCAGGCGATTCCTTTTGAACAGCAGCAGGAGGAACAGCCACAGCCGATGCCTGATGGCATGGGTTTTATGACGCCGGATGAATCGGCAATAGATGATTTACCTTGGAAATAACAGGAGGATGAGAAGATGAACGAATTACAGGTAGTAGTAAAACAGCAAGTAGGAAAAATCAACTGGAACTTTGAAGAATTGAAAACGGCACTCGCCGCAGAGATGGAGAAATACACCGGCATTGTGTATGACGATGATTCAATCGCAGATGCGAAGAATACCGTTGCATATCTTAGAAAGTTAAAAGATTCCGTTGAGGAAAGAAGAAAAGAAGTTAAAAAGGAGTGCCTGAAGCCATACGATGATATGGAAAAACAGGTAAAGGAATTGACACAGCTTATTGATGAGCCTATCAATACGATTGCAAAACAGGTAAAGGATTATGAAGAGGAGCAGAGAAAGAAGAAAAAAGAGGAAATTCTTGCATACATGAAAGAAGCGTTCACAGAATTACCGGAAACAGTTGCCTCTAAGCTGAAATCAAAGATTTATGACAGTAAGTGGGAGAACAAGTCAACCACGAAGAAAACATGGCAGACTGCGGTAAATACTGCACTTGAGAATACAAAAGGCGACCTGAACATCTTGGATGGAATCGAGGAGGATTTCAGAGAGGATGCCAAAAAGGTATATGAGAAAAATCTGGTATTATCCGAGGCGTTATCTAAGGTACAGGAGCTTCGCAAGCAGAAAGAAATGATTCTGGAAAGAGAAAGACAGAAGAGGGAGAGAGAAGAGGCAGCAAAGCGTGAAGCACTTGCCAAAAAGGAAGAACAGCCGCAGGAGCCAAAGAAAGCACCGAAGCCTGTCACTTCTGCAGAACCTAAGACTGAAATGGGAAAGGCAATCGAAAGCATTGAAAGACACGCATATCAGCAGGCAGTAACCGGAACGATTGCTAATCCGGTAACACAGCAGCCAGGATTAAGCGGAGGCAAAAAGATTTGGACAATCCAGGTCAGAGGAAACGAAGAACAGCATAAAAAGATTTTGGATTATATCAAATTTGTTGGAGCAGAGTACAGGGAGGTCTAAGAAATGGGAATGCAATTAACGGAAGAAAATTATTATTCAGATATTGCAAATTATGAATATATGTCCGTATCCCAATTCAAAGACTTTAATGGCACATATGGCAAGGCAGCTTGTGAAGCGGCTGCCGTTGCCAAACTCAAAGGTACATACAAGGAGCCGAAATCAACAGCATTGCTTATTGGCAGTTATGTAGACCGGTACTTTGAGGGTACCTTGGAGAGCTACAAAAAAGAAGAGCCGGCAATTTTCAAAAAAGACGGGAAACTGAAAGCGGAATACATTCAAGCAGACGCCTTAATAAAAAGAGCGGAAAGGGACGAACTCTTTATGAAATATATGTCCGGGAAAAAACAGGTCATAATGACTGCTGAATTGTATGGAACACCTTGGAAAATCAAGATGGATAGCTACATTCCGGGATGGGCCATAGTGGATTTAAAAGTTGTGGAATCCCTTACAAAAATGAAATGGGTGCGAGATATAGGATATTTAGATTTCGTCCGCTACTGGGGGTATGACATCCAGGGGGCGATGTACCAGGAAGTTGTATATCAGAATACAGGAAAGCGATTACCATTTTACATTGCGGGAATTAGCAAAGAAAAAACACCAAATATAGAGATTATTCACATACAAGATAATTACTTAAGAGAGGCGAGGGAAGTTGTCAAAGCAAACATCAATCATGTACTGGCAGTAAAGAGAGGAGAAATCGAACCTTTGAGATGCCATTGCTGTGATTACTGCCGGGAAACTAAAGTCCTGAAAAGACCGATAGGAATAGCCGACCTTGTAGCAGAAGTTTAGAGGAATTGGAGCGGATACAATGGGAAAGTCAGAGGACAAAAAGAGCTTTCAACTTTATAACGATTATATAGACCACTTCTCGCTCATGTCTGATGAGGAGGCTGGAAAGCTGATAAAGGCAATCTTCTGTTATGTAAATGATTTGCCTTGTGAAGAGCTGGCAGGACTGCCTTTAATGGCTTTCTCCTTTATCCGGTCACAGCTCAAAAGAGATAGTGACAAGTACGATGCCAGATGTGAGATAAACAGAAGAAACGGAAAGCTGGGAGGCAGACCGAAAAAGGCGCAGACAGAAGAACCGAAAAAACCGGACGGTATGGAAGAAACCCAGTCGGTTCTTGATATTCCTGGAATAGAGGCAGAAGAAAAAACACCGGAACAGGAAGTACCGCAGGAGCCACCAAAGAAACCGAAGAAAACAGAGTACAGCACAGATTTCCAGAGATTTTGGGGAATATACCCAAGAAAAGACGGAAAAGGTGAAGCGTATAAGAAATACAAGGCACGCCTCAATGATGGATGGTCACCCGATGAATTGTGCGAAGCGGCTGAAAACTATAAGAAAAAACTGGTTCGAGAGAGAACAGAGAGCAAATACATAAAACACGCCAAGACGTTCCTTAGCGAGAATACACCTTTTGAAGACTTCTTGGATAAACGGGAAAATAATAGGGTTGAGGAATCACAAGAGGATGAGGGAAACCCATTCAGATAGATTGGAGGCATAGCAGATGGAGGGAACAGCAGAATTGTTCACAGGATTTGCAGAGAGGATTGCAAGAGAAAAAGGAACACGGCAGGAAATGATGCGAGAGGGAGATTATATCGAGGACGGTCTTATCCATTGCGGAAAGTGCAAAGGTAAAAGACAGACCAGAGTAAAAATCCCAGGCGGTGATGGGACAACCATTACGGTTCCTTGTATCTGTAAATGCGAGGCAAAGGCAGAAGAGGATAGAAAGAAGCAGGAAGAGGCCAGACAGGAATTACAGCGCATGGAACGCCTGCGGTCAGCAAGTCTTATTGAGAACAGATTAAAAAACGCCAACCTTGCCACATTTCAACAGACCAAAGATAATGCACAGCTTTATAAGATAGTCAGAAATTATGTGCAGAATTTTGACGAGATGTACAGAAACAATCAGGGATTGCTTCTGTATGGCCCGGTTGGAACCGGCAAGAGTTATGCTGCCGCTTGCATTGCAAACGAACTGCTGAATCAGAAAATACCGGTAATAATGACATCATTTGTAAAAATATTACAGATGATACAGGACAAGCAGGTGGAGGAATCGGAGCTGATAGTTAGGCTGAACAATGCAAAGCTGCTTATCATTGATGATTTAGGAACAGAACGTAATACGGATTATGGACTGGAAAAGGTTTACAACGTGATAGACAGCAGATACCTCGCAGGAAAGCCATTGATTCTGACAACTAATTTGATGCTGGTGGATATGAAAGAAAACATTGATACGAGATACAAAAGGATATATGACAGAATTTTCGCAATGTGCTTTCCACATAGAGTAGCAGGAGCATCCTGGAGGATGAACCAGGCGGCGGATAGATACGATGAGATGCGAAAGAGATTATTGGAGGACTAAGCGATGGAAAAAGTAGCAGAGTTGATTTGTTCAACAGTGGAGGACCGGTCAATCATGACTGGAATCCTGGTAAAAAACGGATACACAGTAGGACCGGGCAGAATCCCTAGAAAATCAGGGAAATCTTATGATTATACCCTGAAAATATACAGAGAGAAAGAGGAGGAAACTGCAAAGTGAATGAAATAGCAGCGGAGGTGGAGGAGATGAAGAACATTCGGTTTACCGTAAAAGGAAATCCTTTCGGGAAAGAACGTCCGAAGTTTGCTAGGAGAGGAAATTTCGTGCAGACATATACACCAAAGAATACACTGCAACACGAAAAAGAGGTTGCAGCAGTTTATATGGAGGCAGCAAAGGGCAGGAAATTTGAAAAGGGCAGACCGCTTGACATCAGAATCATAGCGTATTATCCGATTCCGAAGTCCGCCTCAAAGAAAAAGCAGAGGGAAATGCTGGAACACCGGTTACGCCCAACAGTGAAGCCAGACCTTGACAATGTAGCAAAGCTCGTATATGACGCCCTGAATGGCGTAGCGTGGTATGACGATAATGCGATTGTAGATACACAAGTAAGAAAATTCTATTCCGATACGCCGAGGGTAGAGGTATTCATCAGGGCTGTGGAATAGATTTTCAAATAAAACATAGGAGGATTCAAACAAAATGAGTATTTTAAATTACGAGGAAATGACACTGGAAAGCGATACATTCCAGGCAGCACGAGAAACATTCAATCTGATGTTACAGAAGTTGTTCAAAAAGATGGAACAGTCGGACATGGACGAGGGAAGTATCGACCTCAAAATCAGCATAGAACTGAATGAAGATTACGTTCCGCAGGACGATGGGACAACGGTA